TTATTGCACACTTTTTTTGAAAACGAGCATTTCGGCAGCCTCTTGATGCAACTTTACACTGACATGGCTGTATAAATCCATCGTTATCGTATAACTCGCATGACCGAGTCTTTCTTGCACAACTTTCGGATGCACACCCTGCTCGAGTAGGAGGGTGGCATGTGTGTGACGCAGATCGTGTATGCGGATCCGTGGAACACCGGCGAGCTCCGTCAACCAGTTGAACGAACGATGGACGATCGTCGAACTGAATGGTCTTCCGAGCGTATTCAGGCAGACATAGTCTTCGTCATTCCGGTAGCCTTTGCTCAACTGATGCGATGCTTGGACTCGTTTCATGCTCTTCAGGTAATCGACTGCAGCATCACTGAGTACGATGAGACGAGAGAGTCCGTTTTTAGGCGCTTTCTCGTTTTGATGAGCCGAACGGTTGTGGTCGGAGACGGAGCGCTTCACGAGTACCGTACGTTCTTCAAAATCGATATCCGACCAACGTAAGGTGATGGCTTCACCGATCCGCATCCCAGTATGCAGAATCAAGATGATCGGAAGGGCGCGTAGTTCTTTTTCGTGTGTCTCGATGAAGAGCTCGCATTCCTCCTGGCTCCATACCTGATGATTCTTGACGGCACGACGACGGTCCTGTGCAAGACCAGCGCTTGGATCTTCCTTGAGGTACTCCATCTCGACGGCATACCGGAAGAAGGCGCGGACTTGTTGGAGCATCGTATTATAACTGTTTGCGTTCCACTCCCGCAACTCCGCATATTTCATCATGACATCCGCTAGATGGTGTGTCCGGACGTTTTCGAGCAACATCTTACCGAGTTCCTTCTCGAGCAGTCCTGAAATCTTACGACGGTTGTAGAGTGTTGCTTTTGCAAGTTGAGGAGCACGACGTTCGTAATAGACCGCAATCAGATCTGCTACCTTCATCTTCGTTTGTCGCCGTTTGATGGATCCATCCTCGCGTTCCTTGAGTAGGTTGGCCATCCAATACTCCAGTTCTCGCTTCGTATCCGCGCGTTTAAATCGTTGGATACGTTTTCCTCGCTCATCAAAGCCTAGGCTGACCCTCGTTTCCCATTTACCTGTAGTGGGGTTCTTTTTTATATTCGTCATATCAATGTCTCCTTCCTACCTAAAAATTTATTATTAAACATAAGTTTACAATAAGTATTAATATTCAGCATTAATTCGTAATGATAATGATGATAATGAAATTATTTATCATTAAGATTAAAAAAAATAAAAGTAAAAACTTTAATTTAAGCAAATTTCAAATATATATTATGATGGATCGATTTATTTACTTAAAATGATAAAATAACCTTTATTTATAACTATCAATATACATATACTAACTATAAATGCTATTATTGATTAAATTTTAAGGAGTGATTAGATGTCTTATAAAGAATTACGGATTATTAAAATGTCTGATAGACATCATTATGATGTTGAATTTGAAAAAAGATATAACAGTCCAGCTACACATAGATCTTCACTATTTATTAATCCTTTTAAAAACGAACAAAGAGTTAATGAATCATTAGAACTTTTTGTAATGATAACAACAGATATTGTAAATAAAATGGATACAATCAGAAAACACTCACAATTTATTAATAAGTTAATAAATATGGCTCCGGCGGAACCTTTAAAAGTTTTCTTAGCAAGGAAAGTTATAATTGAAGAAATTATGAGTAACAATGAAATCGAGGGTGTAAATACTTCAAGAAGCGAAATTATACATAAAGCCAATACACAAAATGCTCAGTCTAAAACAAAGAATATTATAAATCAGCATGGTAATATGTATGTTTTTCTAAATCACCAAGAATTACTTGATCCGTTTGAATACAATAGCTCTGAAGATATTAGAAAATTGTATGACATGATGGTTGCAAAAGATGTTGGTGATGATGATAAATTGGATGGGGAAATTTTTAGAAAAGAAACAGTTTCGATTGAAGATGGTTCTAAAGTAGTATCACGTGGATTGACACCAGAAAGCTCAATTATTAATGAAATAAATAAAATGATAAATTATTTAAATAATGATGAAATGAGTTCCTTAATTAAAATTTTTCTTTCTCATTATTTCTTTGAATATATACATCCTTTTTATGATGGTAACGGAAGAACAGGGAGATATTTAATTTGTAATTATTTATTGCATGAATTAGATTTGTTATCAGCATTTTCTTTTTCTACAGCAATTAATAGACAGAAAAAAGGATATTATGATGCCTTCCTAACCGTTTCAAACCCGATGAATAAAGGGGAAGGAACTCATTTCGTTTTGTTCTTATTAAACGTCATGATAGACGCTCAAGTAAAAATGATTGATGAAATTACTAGACAATTGGATCTTCTTTATGCATTAAAAGATAGAATAGACAGCATAGATGAATTAGATGAGGATGAAAAGAGTATTGTTTATATTATTGCCCAAAGTAGAGTTTTTAGTATAAAAGAAGATAGAATCAATATCGAAGATTTAGCTAATCATGTAAATAAGTCCAAACAAACAATAACAAAAATATGTAAAAAATCAGTAGAGTTAGGCATTCTAATAAGATATAGATTAAAACCGGCGGTATACACACTAGATGAAGAATTCTTTGAAATATTATAATGTAATTATATAAAATCATAATAGGTGATAAAAAAAGAATGCTCTTTAGAAATCTAAAGAGCATTCTTTTTAGTTTCTTTCACAAGCAAATGCATCATTGTCCCGATCCATCTTATCCTGATAGGCAGGGTGGTCACTTGGAACACCATCTGGATACACAGTTCTAAGATCCGTGCAATTAGCAAAATCTGTTTGTACTACTTCGGCAGCGGCTTCTTCTTCCTCTTGTGCAATGCGCTCTTCTTCGGCTTTCTCCTCAGCTTCTTTTTGGGCAGCTAGTTCAGCAGCTTTTTTCTCTTCTGCCTTTTTCTCAGCAGTGCGTTTGGCAGCTTCTTTTTCCTCTGCTTTCTTTTGAGCTGCAATTTTAGCCTTACGTTCACGTTCTTCTTTAGCTTTTTCTTTTGCTTCAGCCTCTTTTTTAGCTTTATCATCAGCTGTATTTTTTTCTTTAGAGTCCTCTGCTTTTATTGTCTTGATTTGCTCGGTTTTAACGGGATCAGCCTTGTCGTCATCGTCATCCCCATCAACTATTCCAGAGAGGAGCGAGAAGTAGATCAGTGAAGCGACTAACATCTTCCATACTTTACCGCTTCGATACCCAGGTATCTTTCTGTACCATGGACGAGCGGGTAACAATATCTTTTTTTGTCTTTCAATCAGCCTTGCGACTTCTTTTCCTTCCTCATCCCCTACAAAAATCGTAAGAATAACCGTTTTTTGATGTCGATAGGTACGATCATTTTTACGATCGCTCTTTGATAGTTCATTGGGGATTTGGTTCCAGTGATAGTGAACTAAAAGCTCGGCGGACTGTTGATGAAGGATGTAAAAATAAAGACCTTCTTTTTCGGTAGCAACAACATAGAATGGCTCACTGTATGTAGTAGACTTCGCTTTACCCAATGTGACGAATCCTTTTGGATGAAGTCGATCGAATTCATTCAGTGGAAACGGACGACTGGTAGACATGATTTTTCCTCCTCATGAAAATCTGTTGTATATATAAAAGAGACGTCGCTTAAAGCTGCGTCTCTTTTCCATTTGTTCAGCTAACTAAGTTACTTCGTCGGAATCTCTACTGTATAGCGCTCAGCTAGGTTCTGGAAGTTTGAATCCGATGGTCCATCGACGATGTATTTGATGCTAGTGATTTCTTTCGGCAGTGATTTGGCAGTAAAGAAGATATTGCCTTCTTTTTTGACCTTGCCGATGAACTCACCACCAACATCGTCTGATATAAAGATTTCCGCCTGAATTTGCTCGCCCGTGTTCGTCGTAATCGTTGCTTGGTTCGGATGGAAGTTGATCGTATCGTCACTCGTATTCTCTGCAGTTACGTCGACGATCACAAGTGTGACCTCGTCTTTATTTCCAAAAGCTTCTTTATACGAATCCGCTACCTTAAAGCGTGATGTCTGAATTTTGTTGACGGAGAAGTTGATCGGACCAAGCTTCGTTTTCTCGTTGACGTTCTTATTCGTGAAGTATGTAGTTTTCTCGCCTGCTTCAGTCTTCTCAACTTTTGGAGATTCTTCTTTCGCTTCTTTTTTCTTTGGTTCAGCTTTTGCTTCCGCTGTTTCTTTCTTATCATTTGCGTTCACTTCGGTTTTAGGTCCGTTTTGTGCTTCTTCGCTACATCCCGTAAGTAATAATGCTGCAGTGATAGATGTTCCAATTACTAAGTGTTTCATAATAGTGCCTCCCTTTATAGTCATCCGTATAATATTACCAATGTTTGGATAGGTAAGAAGGTATATTTTTAACAAAAAGGCAATTATGTAAAATTATCGTATGACATAATTCGACACATGGATTTGTTGAAACAGAAAAACATTCGACAAATATCTGTATCAGTAGCGATTTATAGTTTTGAAAAACAGATTTATAAGCCTAAGTGAAATGTCATAAATTGTCGAATTATTACGATTGTAAAGAACAGGATGATACTTGAAAATAAGATTTACATAATGCATACTAAAAACAGCATAAGGAACGTGCGTTCTTATTTAGGGGGATTAGGATGAATGATTTACACAATGAGAAAATACTATTGAAAACACAAGAGGGGCTGATTCCTTTGATGGGTTGTTGGAGTGAGGAATTAGAAGCGTACGTACTCTTTACGAATTGTGATCTTGAAATCAGAAATTCTAATTCTGACTTATGGCATGACTCCCTAATAAAACTAATCGACGCTTCTAACTAGACGCGTCGATTAGTTTTATTTTTTAGTTCTTTATTCGATGTTTCGGAGATAGACAAGGCGATTTGGTCCTTCATGTATGAAACAATCTTATCTATCTTTTCTTGCGTTAAGGTATTGAGCTCTTCTTCAGTAAAGTGCATCCCAATCAATTTATTAGTGATTGATACTTGTTCGATATAATCAGTCAGCGTATTTTCAGGGTTGTCTACTCGACCAACCAAATAGTCTACAGTTACACCAAACGTATCGGCTAATAACACTAGGGTAGACGGATCCGGCTGTCGTTTACCGTTTTCGAATCTAGATAGAGTTGCTGGTGTAATGCCGAGTTTTGCGGCGGTATCATCTTGTGGCCATCCGCGATTTAGGCGTAATTCTTTAAGACGATCTCCTCTAAAGGCTTTCTCCATAATCATCATCTCCATAATCAATTATCTCCTTTCAATATAGCACTTTTGCCAAAATGGAAAATGTTTATTACCAAAATGGAAATAAGGTATTGACTATTACCTTATTGGTAAGGTAAATTGAATATACAAGTTACCGAATTGGTAATAAGAGAAGGGGTGAAAGACAATGGGAGATCCTCAAATTGATTTATCCAGATTGAAGCTGGCTCGCAAAGAGCGCAACCTCTCACTCAGGGAAGTTGCTGAAATTACAGGCTATGAGTCAGCTGCAACAATCAGTAGAATCGAGTCTGGAAAGCGTGGAATCAAATCAACACTTCTAAAGAAATTATCAACGTTGTACGGAAAGCCGTTAGATTATTTTTTTGTTGATTGATTACCGAATCGGTAATTATACCTATCTAAGATACTTTTACCCGATTTCTAAAACTGAAAATCATGAAGGAGCGAACAAATGAGCCAACTCACTAAAGTATTTAATGGCAACAACATTCGGATGGTTGAAGAAAAAGGAACTCCGCTGTTTGTTGCAGTAGATGTCGCCTTTACCCTGGGATATCAAAAACCAAATAACGCGATCAATCGTCACTGTAAGGGTGTCACCCTGAAACGGGGCATCACGGATTCGTTAGGTCGAGTTCAAGAAATGCGAGTCATCCGAGAATCAGATGTCTATCGACTTGTGATCAACTCAAAGTTACCTGCAGCTCAAGATTTCGAAAACTGGATCATGGAAGATGTTCTACCTTCAATCCGTAGAACGGGATCATATGAAATGCCGAAAAACATCCCATTCGCTGAATTGTTCCAAGCGACCGCTCAACTACTCGAGAAGCAAGAGGAGACGAAGAGCGCGATCACAGTGCTCACTGAAAAGATTGATTTACGCATGACTCTCGATTACGGACAACAGCTGGCAATCGAACAAGCTAAGAAACGTCGAGCGGAAGAACTATGGAGAGAGTTGGTCGAAAAGCCATCTGATTTGTATGACACGAAAGGTAAACTTTACGGTCGTTTCGGTAGTGACATCAAGCGGGCTTTTGCCGTCTCATCCTATCGGGACATCCGTCAGAACCAATTCGAAGAAGCACTCTCGTACGTTCAGCATTGGCGCCCGGCGCTCATCTGAAGAAAGGAGGAAAGGCATGTTATTCAACGAGCAAGAATTCAAGCGCATGATCGCAGACGGGATTGCAGAGTCACTCGCAGCCATCGCTCGTAAACGCGAATATCTGACGGTTCCGGAAGTATGCGAAGAACTCCGCTGTAGCCGCAGCATGATTGACAAACAAATTCGAGAGAATGGGTTACCGATCACTCGAGTCGACGGCAAAATCATCATCCGTCGCGAACATCTGTACGAATGGCTCGATCAGCGAGTCGAGTGCAATGACTGGAATCAATCAATCGAAGGAGTGAAACGACATGCCACTGTATAAAAATCTCGATGTGCTAGCCAATACACTCGTGGATCGATTCCATGAGAACCCGAAACTCTTACCGCTCATCAATGTCGAAGACGTCATCTCGAACATCCTCGTCGATGTGACACGGGAGATGGTCGAGGAATCAGAGCAGGATGCCATGGTCCATTTCAAGCAGATGGTCAAAAATGATCCAATCATCGTGATCGACGCCATCAACAAACAGCATGTCCTGCACCTGATGGAAGACACATTCGAAATGCACCTGATTCAAATGGATCCACCGATCAAGCTGAAATGAATGCGTACATCATCTATGGTTTTGCATCGATTGCTGTACTGACAGCGTTCGGTGGCTGGTGGTGGGACGAACGGAAGAGCACACGGGAAAGGAGGTGAGGAAATGTCACCGGAACTGACGTACATGCTCTCAGTCGCTTGGGTGATCGGTGTTGTGTTCTTGACTCCAGCCATGTGGTTTGAGCACCGTGCAGAACGTGCTGAAGACAAGCGGAAGGAAATGAAAAAAAGCCATCACTCGAGAGAGCGATGACCACTTTTGCCTAGGAACTTAAGTGTATCACGCTCCGGACAGGAGGAAAACCATGAACACGATCAATCGAGCACAACGAATCGGGCGGCTGCTCTTCATCAAAAGGCAGAAGGCGGACATTGAACTCGACCGTGCTGCAGAATCTGTCGACCAGACCATCGCTGATATAGAGCAGACGTTGTCTCGTTTAGGATTCGTACTCGGCACATATGCACCGGCTTATTCCTTCGTCCAGGTGCTTCAAAACCAAATCGAGACGTTGAAAATTGCTTTAGACACGGTGAAGGAGGAGTCAAAATGACGACTAACCACTGGGATGATTTCATCGAAGATCATGAGTCAGATGAAACTACTGAAACAGGCTTTGATACGTTCGAACTGGATCCGGAACTTAAGGAACAGCTGAGCGATTATCGAAACGCCGTCCTATAAGGAGGAACTGGAATGAACGTCATTGCAAATACGAAACACATGGAGCGCAGTGAATGGCTCGCACTACGTAACAAAGGAATCGGAGGAAGTGATGCAGCCGTCGTCGCTGGGCTGAATAAGTATAAGTCTCCATTCACGCTTTTCCTTGAAAAGACAGGTCAGGTCGTGTCGGATGAAGTCTACGTCACGGACGAAGACGGTGCCTTTCTGAGTGGCAGCGAAGCAGCATACTTCGGTAATGCGAACGAGGAGAAAGTGGCCGCAGAGTTCACGCTCCGTTCCAAGTTAAAGGTTCGACGGGATAACCGAATGATGGCGCACCCTGAATACCCATGGATGCTTGCGAACATCGATCGTCGCGTCGTCGGGACCAATGAGATTCTCGAATGTAAGACGGCATCCGAATATCTCAAGGGTGAGTGGGAAGGAGAAGAGCTTCCTCAACAATACTACATCCAAGGGATGCATTACCTTGCAGTCACTGGTGCGAAAGCCGTCTGGTTCGCCGTCTTGATCGGAGGAAATAAATTCATCTACAAACGCATCGAACGGGATGAAGAGGTCATCGATCATTTGATTGCCATCGAAAAGGATTTTTGGGAAAACCACGTGATGACCGGGTTCGCACCGGCAATCGATGGTTCCGATGCCTCGACCGACTTTCTCTCGAACATGTTCCGGGGTGAACCGGGTTCCGAGATGGAGCTCGATGATGCTGCAGATGAATTGATTGGTGAACTGGAAGAAGCGAAAGAATCGAAGAAGAAGATCGATGAGCTCGTCAAGACGTACGAGAACCGGTTGAAGCAGATGATGGGAGACATGGAGACGGGGCAAGCATCGGATCATATCGTGACATGGAAGTCGACGATTTCGAACCGAGTCGACAGCAAACTGTTAAAAACGGAATATCCGGATGTCTACGAAGCAGTCATCAAGCCATCCGTCTCACGTCGATTTGGGATCAAGAAAATTAAAGGAGCGAAATAATCATGGCAAACGTCAACGACACGAAAGCAGCACTCGCCAATAAAGCCAACGGTACGGTAGCGAAGAAGGATGTATCACAACTCACACCTAAGCAACAGGTCAGACATTACCTCGAGAGCATGCAAGGGGATATCTCTAAGGCATTGCCGGCTCACATGACACCAGAACGGATGACGAACATCGCATTGACCGTGATTCGCTCCAATCCAAAATTGCTGGAATGCACCATCCCATCTCTTCTAGGAGCGGTTGTCCAAGCCGCACAGCTTGGACTCGAGCCAGGGTTGATTGGTCATTGCTACTTCGTTCCATTCAACAACAAAAAGAATATCGATGGTAAAGATGTATGGCAGAAGGACGTCCAGTTCCTCATTGGTTACAAGGGAATGATTGATCTCGCACGACGGTCCGGACACATGAAAAACATCTATGCCTACACGGTCCACGAGAATGATGCGTTTGAGTATGAACTCGGACTCGAACCAAAGTTGCATCATAAGCCAGCAATCGGTGATCGAGGTGCATTGATTTATGTCTACGGGGTCGCTCACTTCAAAGATGGTGGATATCACATGGAAATCATGAGTAAGACGGAAATCGAACGGATCAAAGGCAGTTCGAAAGCTGGAACGTATGGACCTTGGAAAGATCATTACGAAGAAATGGCGAAGAAAACCGTCATTCGTCGCATGTTCAAATACTTGCCGATCTCCATCGAGATTCAGGACAACGTATCGAAAGATGAAACGGTTCGAAAAGATATCACGTCGGATCCAGTAGCAATCGACTATACGGATGCTGAGTTCACGGAAGACGAGTCGGAGCAAGTACCGCCACCAGTCGAAGACGAGTCGTCCGAGGGGCAACAGTTCCCGTTCGATGCGTGAGGTGAGGAACATGAGCCAAGATCAAATTCACGACAGTAATACGATACCTTTCACGATGATTCCCCACGAGGTCGTACGCGATAATGCGACCTTCGGGGATATCTACGAAAAGATGGTTTACTTCGTTCTGAAGAGTCATGCGGGTAACGGAACGGGAGCATTTCCATCTTATCCAACAATTGCTGACGAAGCACAATGTGGTGTTACTAAGGTTAAAAGTTGTATAGAAAGTTTAGTGAAAAAAGGTTTGATTACGAAAAAAGGAAGAGTGAATAAAAACGGAGCACAAACCTCAAATTTATATACTATCGAGAATTTTGTTGCACCGGTCGTCACACGACACCCCCCAGTCACGAAGCGACCTGCCCCCGGTCGTCACACGACTGGTCCCCAGTCGCCAGGCGACTACGAAGAAGAATCCTTTAAGAATAATCCTTTAAGTAATTCATCATCATCAGAGGACGTATCAAATAATCTCGATGATCTTTCGAAATTGGTCAGCTTCTTTCAAAAAGAAATCGGACTGGCATCCAGTTACGTCATTGATGATATCAAGCATACTCTCAACGACACATCCTACGAGCTCATTCAATACGCTCTCGAACAATCCGTTCTCAACGATGTACGGAACTGGAAGTATGCCAAAGCGATCATTCGTAAGCTTGCAGAAAAGAAACTGTTCACGCTCGAAGCAATCCAGCTGCACGAAGCGAAGCGTAGTAATTCACAAGCGCCGAAAGGATACGGTCGCAATCGTCGAAGCCATTCCGAGATGAAAGAACCGGCCTGGCTCGCCAAAGAGAAGGAAGATCAACAAGCATTCGAACAACGCAGAAAGCAAGAACTCGAAAGTAACGTTCCGGATGATGCGGAAGTGGAGGAACTCCTTCGCTCTCTTCATCAAGACTAGGAGGATGCTGCATGCAGTTCAAATTGACGGATGTCAGTGAGGCAGGACTTGACCGGCGTATCGCGGACCACGAGAACCGCGGCGCCCGGCTCGTCCGGCGGGATCAATTCGTAAAAGGTAGTAAGCAGTTCTCGAAAGATGAATTCTCTGGTCGTGTCTCGTTCGTTTCACGAAATGAATATATTCGTTATGTCGCAATGATGGAACTCCCAGAGCGAAAGCCAAGGAAGGGGATTGGACGATGAAAACACTCGTTTTTCGAAAGAAGCACGATAATCGTGAAGAAGTCCTGTTCATATCGAATCAGATCCGTCGCCACACGTTAAATGGAGGACGATTGATCAAGATCGAGGAAGGTCTACGACCGATCGGCATCGCGGTCATGCTCTCAAGGGAACGGAAGGACTGGATGCTCGAAGGTCGTGCTCTTGATGAACACGAGGTGACACGACGATGGCCCGACCAAATCGACGTATAAAATATAGCGGCACGAAGCCGCAACTATTCGAGCGTTACGAAAAGAAACAGTACATAGTGCTGTACATCCCAGAAGCCACGCAGCATGAAACGCAGAAGATGATCAAGGACGGGTGGCGACCGATCCGACTCTAACACGAAAGGGAAGACGGCACTGAATGGAATATATCGCACATAAGCTGACGAAAGCACAACGTGTCCTTGTCGAGAACAAATTGAAAAGTCTTTATACGCTTCCAGCTCGTATCGAGTCATTGAAGGCACGTTCTGCACCGTCGATTACAGCTGGCTATCAACCGAGCGAAGTGCAGCGGAATAGTCGTCCGTCAAGCAACGTCGAGAAGGCTGTCATGCTACTCGAGCAACTCCGGCAAGCAGAAGCGGAACAACGACTCTTGCTCCGGATCCGTGAGGAGCTCGAGGAGACGGATCCAGACTTGAACGAAATCTGGAATCTCCGTTACCGTCCGAAGTTCAAATATACGGACAACGTCGTCATCGAGATGATGAGATATGGCAACCGGAACACGTATTACGAAGCGAAAGACAAGCTACTCGGTATCGTCGCGGATCGCTTCGGAGTGTGGGATGACCTAGGAGACATCAACTAAATTCATGGACGAAGAGGTGAAACGTGATGAAACAACAATCAATCGATTCATGTTGCTGTCGTTGTTATGAACCAGCCACTATCAAGCAGACGACGATTTTCGGAGAAGAACCGTATTGCGAATCCTGTTACACCTTACTGGGCGTAACGGATAGCAATACTCTTCATGAAAACCTTGAGAACGCAGTCGAAAAACAAGAGCATAGTCAATTGGAATGGGTTGAAAAATAAACGAGTCAGGAGAGGATCATTCCTATGGGTCACACGCAACTGATAGATCATCAGCAAAACAATTCTTGTATTCAATTAGTCCAACGTTCAGAGCCTAGTCCGCATGAAGAACCGAAGCGCTACTTCCATCATCCGTTCGGCATGGCGTACCGGATTAACAACGAATGGGTACCGTGTCCGGGATATGGAGAGAATACCGTCATCCCGCAACCACCAGAAGAACGCAAACGGATGCCTGCAGCGGAGTGGCGTTTAAAGAAACCAGAACCCGCTCCAGTTATTGCGCACAAAGTACCTAGACCTTCTCGAGAAGAACTGGAGCGCTTCGTTGTGAAACATGGTATGTCGTTAGCAGAGATCGGGCGTCGGAAACACTGCAGCGCGACGACGGTCCATAACTGGTTCAAACAATACAAGCTTGAGACACCAGCTGAACGACGGAAACGAATCAAGGAAAATCCTCATGATTGAGAGTAATCACTAACATGTGGGTCCGGATCTACTACGAAAAAGGTGGCGCGAAAGAGACGTGCGTCACCTGGGCTGCTAATAGAGCGGAATGCGAGAAGCTTGCTGAAGAGTTAGGCGGAATCTTGCTGCAGGTAGAGAGTTATCCAGCGACTAAACAGTAAATTTTAAGGGGGTAAGATATGGATAAGGTACAGCAATTCATTGAAGAAAACCAACATCAACTCGGTTATATCATGAGCGAAGCAAGCCGGAAATGGATTGAAAACGATTCGGTAGGTGCGCTAACTGTCGGTGAATGTAACGTGTTTGTCAAAAGGCATGGAAAGTATCACGAAGTAGTTGAAAAGATGGAACGATTTGAAAAAGCGCTCGAAAATGATCGTGATCGAAACCTGGGGTTAATACTTGCCTTAGAACAATGTAAGTGGAAAGCGGAAGATGTCGTTGAGCGTGGTTACAGCGAGGTTTCAGACGCTATTGCAATTATAGATATTGTCAAAGAGCACACTGAAAACCAATAAAAATTTGATTTAAACGGGGTGATGATGAAATGAGAGAAATCAAATTTCGTGCATGGGTTATAAATGATTTCGATGGCGACGGTCTTAAAGAATATATGGATGATGATCCAGCTACGTTAAGCAGTCCATTAAAAGCACATAAAGATGGAGACATCGTTTTAATGCAATTTACAGGACTGGAGGATAAGAACGGCGTCGATATTTATGAAGGTGACATTTTAGAATGTGAAATCTCGCAGTATACCAAACATAATGCGGTTGTTAGGTTCGGTGAATATGAGCAAGATGGAAGTGGTAGTGAATACCCGCCGACAACATGTATAGGTTTCTATGCTGATGCAATAGAACCTGACAAGCTAGACGAAGATGGTTATAGAAAAATTTTAAAGTTTGATCGTACAGCGTCACTAAAATATTTTTCGAATTTGAAAATTATCGGCAACATTTACGAAAATCCGGAACTAATCAGTCAATGAAATGTTTAATAATACAAAGCGTCCAATCATCGGACGCTTTTTTTAATTGCGCTTGTCAGTAAGCAAGAAAGATAGGAAACTAGATATTGTAAATAAATTCAAAGGAGATGGAATTAATTATGAAAGAATTAAAGTTGAATGATGGACACAAGAAAAAATTGAAGGTTACATTTGATGACGTCGCCCACGCTCAATCAAAAAGCATTTCAAGTTTCGTTAATGGATTTAAGGAAATTCAAATGAAAAAAGAAGAAATGATGAATGAATTAGCAAATCGTGAAAAGGAAAAACTTGAATTAATGATTGAAGATAACAAAAGACTAGAACAGCTGTTAGAAAATAGCGATAATGCAATCGAACAAAGAAATGCTTTAATACATAACATGTACCAGATGATCAATGAGAGTGATGCATCGGATAAGGTGAAAAACAATAATATTCTTCAAATCATTGCTCTTGTAAATACGTTGAGTGAAGGGAAAGAAAACTTAATTAAGATCCTTGGATTAAAAGACATGCTGTAAAAAGGTGATACATTTTTAATACTCTTTTGATACAATCTTGATACAAAAACTTGCCAAATACGTGATATTCTTTCCATGTAGACGAAGCGGGTGCGACGACGGTTGCATTGTTCTACAGGACATAAGCATTACTCACATATCAGACGCCTTGTAACGGACGGGGCGTCTTTTTTGTATGCAGAAGTATCCGGGTGAGGTGATGACCTCCTCGATCATTATTACGATAGCTCCCTGCCATTCCCCAGATGCCTGCAGCTGTCGTTCTCATCCGGATATTTGTACATATAAAGGAGTGAGACGTATGAAAGACAAACCATTCGTGATTTGCTGGAAGGTAGATAAGAATCGTAAAGACAAACGAACGGGAGCCGTTAAGAAGATCCCGCAAAGTGATTGGTTGAAATACCTTTGGAAAAAAGAAACCGAGCGAATGAAGTAATTCGCTTCTTGCCAACAGCGTGCGACGCAGCCAAGAGAAACGTGGATCAAACACGAGGGCGGAGTAGTCGTGCGTTGTTGGTTGGAAAGTGAATTCAATTACAATAAATGACATATCACTGTCGAACCCTTACAATGATAATTAATTAATGATAAGGGGTGATTGAAATAGCTAAAGATAATCTGTTTGAAAATAATGTTTCATGGTCTGACCTAATCAAGAGACCGACATCCTTAGCTGATTTATCAGATATTGATATGGACTACGGATTAAGTTCTGTTTTAAGAAGCGCATCGAATCATCATGAACACAATATGAAGATTTATGAATCGATTGCTAAAGCTAAAGTCGAAAAAGAAGCCGAAGAATTACGAAGGCATGATGAAAAAGTCGCAGTAGGAAAAGAACAGGTTGAACTTTTAAAAGAACAAGTACAAAAACTCACAGCCTTATTACAAAGCAGTCAAAATTCAAATGAGCAACGTGATGCTGTTATTCACTTTATGGTTCAAATGATGATGCAAATGGAAGCCTCACAAAAGGAAAAGAAAAAAACTCTAAGTGGCGTACTAATGCAAATCTCGTCACTTGTGGCTATTGGTGCTGATTTAAGTGGAATATATGAATTCGTAGAAGGTGAACTTGAAGAATTAGCAAAAGAAGATTGATTGTTTAGCATCCGTCGGGGTGCTTTTTTTGTGCCTTGCAACGAGCGGATGGAGATTGATCTAGTCGGTTCGTTGGAAAGCATAAGAGAGGAGAATGATGATGACTTCAAACGGAACATTAATACGGGAAGCGTTTCGGGCATTTGCTACAGCCGTTCGGAAAATATGGGATGCGGTCAAAGCATTCTTTCAAAGTGTGAAAGAGAGAATGAGCAAAGTCGTCGAGCAATCGAAGCGAAAAAGCATCGCCAGAATCCCATATGAAGCACGCTACGAGCGGGACACATCTTGGCATGTGAATCGCGTCATTGCATCAGGGACGAAGCGTCAGACGCACAGAACGTTAATCGTGAGACGTAAGAACAGTTGACTGCGGAACAACACATAATGAAATCGGGGACGGATAGTGCTCATGAAGGGTGGTGGTAGAAGTGGCTAGACCTCGAGACCCCCGGCGGGACGAGGCGAAGCGGAAATGGATTTTGAGTGTAAAAGAGGGAAGAGACTTAAAACTCGTCGATCTCGCAAATCAACTCAAAGTCACTTCAAATACCGTTCGAAAGTGGAAAGCCACCGACCGCTGGGATGATGAGATCAATCAAGATACGAATGAGAGCGCTCCTAATTCGAATGGGAGCGCTCTTAAACGTGTCCGCGGTGCGAAGAAAGGAAATACCCATGCATTAGGGAATGCCGGCGGTGCTCCTACCGGTAATCAGAATGCACGGCTACATGGACTTTATGCCGAATATTTACCGCAGAAGATACGGGACATCATGGACGTCGTACACGATCGGAATCCCGCTGACATGCTGTGGGACCAAATCCAGTTGATGTACGCGAACATACTACACTCGCTTGAAGTGATGTATGTAGAGGATAAGGACGATTTGTCGAAAGAGCAGACGGAAGAAGGCGAAAAGAAGGATGGCTGGAAAGTCATGTTCGCCTACGAGAAGCAAGCGTCGTTCATGGCAGCACTCGCTCGATCCCAAGGACGTCTCGACAGCATGATCCGCTCGTATGAACACTTGACGAATGGCGATGAAGAGAAGCAGCTACGTCTTGAGAAATTGAAAGTGGAAATTGATCGTCTCAGAAGAGAGGATGAACCGGACGAGATGGACGACGACGGATTCATTCAAGCGTTGGAAGGCAAAGTGGACGAAGTGTGGAGTGAAGATTATGAAGACGTCTAAGAAGTCGAAAGGGAACGTATTCAAATTCACACCGTTCTCGAACAAACAGATGAAGGTATTGACGTGGTGGAAGCACCCGACCGCGAAACAACACGATGCCATCATTTGCGATGGATCCGTTCGAGCGGGTAAGACGCTCATCATGTCCTTGTCTTATGTCATGTGGGCGATGGAGACGTTCGATGATGAACAACTCGGCTTGGCAGGCAAGACCATCGGATCATTAAGACGAAATGTTCTTCAGCCATTAAAGAAGATGCTAAAAGGACGCGGCTACAAGGTCAAAGATAAACGGGCAGATAACTGTCTCGAAGTCAGCAAGGGCGGCAAGTTCAATACGTTTTATGTATTCGGTGGGAAAGATGAAAGTTCCCAGGACTTGATTCAGGGTATCACGCTCGCTGGGATGTTCTTTGATGAAGCAGCACTTATGCCACGTTCATTCGTCAACCAGGCGACCGCTCGTTGTTCGGTGACGGGATCTAAGCTCTGGTTCAACATGAACCCCGCTGGTCCTTACCATTGGTTCAAGCTGGAATGGCTTGATCAGACGAAAGAGAAGAATGCACTTCATATCCACTTTACGATGGATGACAACCCGTCACTTTCAGACGAGGTGAGAGGACGATATAAGCGACTATACAGCGGTGTGTTCTATCAGCGCTATATTATGGGGCTTTGGGTCATGTCGGAAGGACTCATCTTCGATAACTTTGACGAGGACAAGGATGTCCAACGATTTAACAGTCCTGAAGAGAAGCGTTCCTTCATCGCGCGGATGACCCGTTTCGAAGTAAGTGTAGATTATGGTACTCAGAACCCTACAGTCTTCATCCTGTGGGGATTACTCGATAAAACTTGGTATGCAATTAAAGAATATTACTACTCCGGTCGGGAAACCTCGAGACAGAAGACCGACAGTGAATACAGCGACGCCATGCGAGAGTTCATCTCCGGATTCAAGGTACGACGGATCATCATCGACCCGTCAGCCGCTTCATTCATCGCTCAGTTGCGAAAAGATGGATTCGCCGTTATGAAAGCCAAGAATGAAGTCATCGACGGAATCAGGAACACCAAGACGGCCATGATCCAAGGCAAGGTCAAGTTCTTCGAAGGTCTGATTCACACGTTCCGCGAGTTCCACTCCTACATATGGGATGAAACGGCAGCTAAAAAACGCGGTGAGGATAAGCCGATGAAGGAACACGATCATGCGATGGATGCCCTCAGGTATTTCTGTCAAACGGTCGTCATGCGTAAAGGTGCTTCTGCAGGTGTGGCCGTTCCGATGTAAGGAGGGGTGAGCATGAGTGAGAACAAGAGCCTTGAAGAGTTGAGGGAAGACCTCGAAAAGAAACTAATCGTCAAACTGATAGACAAGACAGACAAGATGGAGTTACACGAAGTGGCTGAGGTATTCCGCACGCTCCATGAATCAAAGGATAGGAAGGGGTGACACCATGTCGACTGTATCGGTATTACCGGACTTTGGCTACGAATTGAGGAAGTTTCGAGAAGAAATCAAACAGTTCGGTGAGCCAAGTTCAGAAACGTTAAGGAAAGCCATTAGCAAGCACCAGCTACGAGCGGAGTTCATGAAAAAGAACTTCCGTCGCTATCTTGCTCGTGAGTCGGAGAAAGACGTTCCGATCTTCACGCGGGAGCTCAAGCGGAACAACAAGGCAGTCAACAATAAAATCAATGTGGACTTCGTCGGGCAAATCGTCGACATGAAGGTCGGGTACTTCGCTGGTGAGCCGATCGCATACAGCTATGACAAGACCAAGCCTGAGTTTGAACGAGCGAATCAACAGCTCGAACGCTTCACACAACGCAATATCCTCGACGACAAGGACGAAGAAGTCACAAAGTTCTGTTCGTTATGTGGATACGGGGCACGATTGCTCTATCTGAAGAATGGAGACGAGCGGGTCCTGACTCTTAAACCATGGGAGACGATCCTCATCGGAGATGACGGCATCATCGAGCCAGAATTTGCCATCCGATACTACGATTACGAGATCAATGCAGGGGAGGTCGTGCAGCGGGTTGAGTTTTACACTGAGTCTCAAGTCTTTTACTACATCGATGGCGGAGCGGGATTCAGCAAAGATCCTCAAGAGATAATTAACCCGATTGCTCACCTGTATGATCTATGTCCGATCATCGGCTATGAGAACAACTCGGAGTTGCTCAGCGACATCGAGAAGCATCTATCGCTGATTGATGCATACGATCGCACCTTATCAGACATGAACAGCTTCATCGAAAGCTGGCGTCTTGCCTACATGAAGGCACGGGGGTTCCTAGTCGATGAGGAAACCGTTGAGATGGCTCAGAAGACGGGAGTATTCAGTCTCGACGATCCTGAGATGGATATCGACTTCTTCTCACAGAACATTAACGACGTGGCGATTGAGAATCACCTGTCACGACTCAAGGATGAAGTGTATGAGAAGTCCTCGACACCGAATATGAATGATGACAGCTTTGCTGGGAGCGCGACAGGGGTTGCCCTTGACCACAAGCTCACAGGTTTCGAGAACAAGCGCTCGACGTTTGAGAAGAAGTTCAAAGCGTCAACGATTCGTATGTTCGAGGTACTGGCGTCCGCTTGGAGTAAGAAGACGATTGATTTCGATGCCTTCTCGTTGAAAATGCAATTCAAGCGCAACCTACCGGAAGACCTTGAGTATGAAGCGCGAGTCCAGAAGCTACTCATGGGCGCGGTCAGTGAGATCACCCGCTTGTCACTCTTCCCGAAAGTCTCTGACCCTGAGAAGGAAGTCGAGATGATGGAGAAGGAGCGAGACAGCATCGAACCGCTACAACTTCCTAACAATCCGTTGATCAATTCCAATCAGGATACGGAGGCGAAAATAGATGGCCTCGTTTCAGGATAAACAGGAAGAGCTGGATAAGGTAGTCGAGAGACGCCTTAGTAGGCAGGAAACGATGATTAAAAAACAATACGAGCAAATACTAGCGGACATCTTAAAAGACGTCTCAGTCTACTACATGAGGCTCGAACAGGGCGGGAAACTTACGCTCGAAGAGATGGCGAAATACAAGCGGCTCGATTCCCTCGTCAAACAGATTGAGTCGCAATCACGCCAACTTACGAAGCAACGCCAGAAAGCATTAGTCGCTTATCTGAATGAGGCCATGCAGTATTCATACGCCTACATGGCTTATAGCATCGAGACAGAGACGCTTGCTCTACTCGGCTTCTCACAGATCACGAGTGAACAGATACTCGCATCGATCAACAACCCGATTCGAGGGCTCACACTCAATGAGACGTTGGAGAAGAACCGGAGAGAAATCGTGTATCAGCTCCGGACGAAAATCACTCAAGAGCTCGCCAACGGTTCCTCCTACCGATCGATGGCAAACGCCATACAAGGTGTCGTCGAGAATGACTACCGCAAGGCAATCACCATCGCGCGGACGGAGACGCACCGTGTCATGGAGTCCGGCAAGCAAGAAGCGGTCACACAGGCAACCAATCAAGGCATCGTCATGACGAAAAAATGGAACAGCTCCCGCGACAGTAGAGTCCGGAAGACAACCAAATCGAATCATGTGGCGATGGATGGTCAAGTCGTGTCATCTGACCAACCTTTTAAGCTGGGTAACGGTATCACAGCCATGACGCCAGGACAATCCGGCAGGCCGGAACACGACATCAACTGTCGATGTTTCACGACTTACTCGGTCGAGCGGGTCGAGAAGAAGCAACATGCAGCACTCGCAGAAATGACGTTTGATCAGTGGCAAAAAGACAGGCTCATAGCTTAGAAGGGAGCGGTACCCATGACGTTTACAGTTGGTGACCATTTCTACACAAAGCAAGATGAACTACACGAAGTGGCTGCCGTTCAAGGCAACCTCTTTTTTGCAGTTCCTGTCCGTGAAACGACGAACGGTCAAATCATCAAGGACTATAGCCGTATCAAGACGTATTCACTCGATCCTGCTGGTAGTTATTATCCGATAGAACAGACGATCACGAATCGCATTCAATAAAAATAAACTCGCGGGACCATAACAAACCAACGGCAAGTAGCAATGGTCAGTAGACGACGGACAACTGGGGTCGAACACTGGGGCGAACAGCGGGGCGGCGGTATGGTAACGCACAAAGGAGTAGACCAGCATGAAATCAGCTATCAAACATTCAAACTATCGTTTACCACTCAATCTTCAGTTCTTTGCAGATAATCCAGACCCGTCTGGTGGCGGAGGTGGTAATCCGGATGACAAAGATAAACAGCAAGTCAAGACGTACACGCAAGAAGAGTTCCAACGTGAGCTTGACCGACGCACGAATCAGTTCGTCGAGGACAAGAAGAAGATTGAAGGCCAGTTCACCGACCTGTCCGGTCAGTTCGAGGAACTCAAGAAGAACGCGATGACAGACAAGCAACGTGCTGACTATGAGAAACAAGAGCAAGAGAAGAAGGCGCAGGCACTTGAGAAACAACTCGCTGATCGTGAGCTAGCATTGAAAGACCGCGAGAACCGCTTGGTCGTTCGTGACAAGCTGGATGAAGCTAAAATCCCACAGAAGTTTGCAGATTTCGTTCTGGCTGAATCAGAAGAGGAGATCTCGAAGCGTATCACATCGCTCAAGTCTCATATTGACGAACTGGTCGCAGAAGAAGTGCAGAAAAAATTCAAAGAACATAGCACGAATCCAGCAGGGAACGGCGGCTCAGGCGCGACGGACAAGAACCCTTGGTCAAAAGAACACTACAACCTGACCGAGCAAGGGAAAATCTTCCGAGAAGATCCGGACCGTGCCCGTCAGCTCGCATCACAACACGGCGTTACCCTATAAAACTTAAAAATTAGGAGGCTTCACCCATGTCTACAAAAATCGCAGACGTTATCGTACCTGAGGTATTTAACCCGTACATCATCAATCGTACTACTGAAAAATCAGCGCTCGTTCGCTCGGGTATCATCGCACAGAACCCTGAATTGACAAAGCTTGCTCAAAGCGGCGGCCGCATCCTTCAAATGCCACACTGGAACGACCTCACAGGGGAGTCACAAGTCCTCTCTGACACGGATCCATTGAACGTCGACAAAATCACGACTGGTAAAGACCAAGCCCGTCTCCACCTTCGTGGTAACGCATGGGGAGCGAACGACTTGGCAGGCGCACTTGCGGGTTCTGACCCAATGAACGCCATTGGCGAACTTGTCTCAGACTTCTGGGTCCGTGATGAGCAACGTATTCTCGTTGCATCGCTTAAAGGGTTGTTCTCAGCCGCTTCGATGTCGGCTAACGTATACGACCCATCAGCGGCAACAGACGGTACAGAGAAGTTCTCAGCAGACGGATTCCTCAAGGCTCAGTTCAAACTCGGTGATGCATTCGACGCACTCGTTGCCATCGGTGTACACTCCGTGACGTATGCTTCCATGCTCTCAAAAGACATGATCGAGTTCATCCCGGACTCGCAAGGCAAGCCAATCGCGAAATACCGTGGACTCGACATCATCATCGATGACAACATGCCAGTTGTTGGCGGCGTGTACACATCTTACCTCTTCGGTCGTGGAGCGTTCGGCTATGCGAATGGATCTCCGAAAGTACCAACTGAGACAGATCGTGACTCGTTGCAAGGGGAGGACTACCTCATTAACCGCCGTCACTTCATCCTTCACCCACGTGGCGTGAAATGGACAGAAGCTTCGGTCGCTGGTGAATCGCCAACGAACGTCGAGCTTGCTACTGCTGCAAACTGGGAGCGTGTCTTCGATCCAAAGAAAATCCGCGTCGTCCAGTACAAACATAAAATCTGAGGGAGCGCATAAAGCGCTCTCTATTTCTTTCTTGGAGGTGATACGAATGGGAATGGCAGCATTTAACCGGATGCGACGTGCAAAAGCACAAAAGGAAGCTGAAGCTAAGGCAGAAGCGGAACAAAATGAACAGAAGCCACTGAAAGAACTGAAGGTGGACGAGCTGAAGGACTTGGCCAAGAAAAAAGGCATCGAAGGTTACAGCTCGATGAAGCGAGACGAGTTGCTCGAAGTACTTCAAGGCAAGGAAGAAGGTGACACTGATGGAAACGGCACTCCTGACGCCTGAGGAGATTGCTCTCCTGCTTCCTGAATTTAAGCAAAGACTAGGTGTTCCAGTAGAGGACACGGACGGAGACGCGGCGCTAGGAATCAATATCGCAGATGGATATGAGTACGCTGCTGCATGGTGCAACAATTTATTCCGCGACGATTTCGGTGTCTTGAAACTGCCTGGACCAATCAAAAAGGGGATTATCATGATGATTCAGATTGATGAATCCGTTCTTGGTCGTGAAGGAGTCTCCTCAGAATCCGTTCCTGGCATGTCGCAGTCGTTCGTCACATCAACAAATGAGCGAGTAAGGTACGCCGATGTCTTCGGACTATGGCGGAAATACAAACGGATGCGTTTCACCGCTGTATCGTCATCGTATGAATACGAAAGACCCTAGGAGTTGATGGAGTGGGAGTCAAGATATCACGGGGCGACGGACACGAGCGTCTACAGCGCATGGCAAGCGTCTCGCGTCAATTACAGGGGCGCAGGATGCGGGTCGGCGTACTGGACGAGGGAGAAATCGGGATGATCGCACATGTCCATGAATATGGCTGCGACATCACCGTGACTGAGAAGATGCGCGCGTATCTCCATTTCCGTGGCATCCATCTGAAAAAAGAGACGACCGTCATCCGGATTCCGGAGCGGTCTTTTATTCGTGCCGGATTCGATGCACGAGAAGCGGACTGGCGGAGCAAGGTCAATGACATCATCCAAGGCTGTTACGACGGAGGGATTCCGGTCGACACAGCACTCGATATGCTCGGTCTTGACCTCGCTGGTCAGATTCAAGAATTTGCGCGGGATCTATCGAGTCCGCCGAACAGCAAGGCGACGGTGAAGCTGAAAGGTAGTAGTAATCCTTTGGTAGACACGGGTCGCATGATTGGTGCTATCCGGCATGAAGTCGAGTAAGGAGTGATACGATGCCGAAACGCTATTACACGTTCGAGCGTCTGATCAAGAAGTACAGTGTCAACGCGCCGTATACACGCATGGCGGAAGGGCAACGGGATCCGGAGACGGGCGAGTGGGTGGAAGGCTCCTCGCAAACGGAAACGCTCTCGGTTGCCATCTTCCCCGTCGACAAGAACACGATTTATGAGTCCGGTGGGCGCATCACGTCCGCGGATCGTTTGGTGTATAGCTTGCGCGCACTCGACGTCCGAGGGGTCTTCTTCCATGAAGGCGCCAACTGGCGTATCGAGAGCATGGGTGACTACACGACGTTCGCGGATTTCCACCGGTACCGCTTGACGAGGGAGGCGACAGCATGAAGACCTATACGGATATCGTCAAAGGTTTCTATGCACCGCTCCAAACGGCGATTGGCGTGACGCTGACAGAGGTTGACACGGTCGCCCCACGCCCAGCGTTACCGTTCGCGGCATACAAGGTACTCGTTCCTCGCATCGTGCAACACGGAGCGATGAGTGGGCATCTAGAGCGGTTCGAAGAGAACGGACAGACGAAGGAGCGGAGGACGACCGACATCGAGGCGACGTTCTCGCTCCATTTCTTTGCCAAATCCTCGACCGCTGCCTGGATGCTTGCCGGTACGGCACATGAGTATTTGGATTTCTCGGGTCAGACCGAACTGTTACGAAAAGGATTGATTGTCGTCGAGTGTACGGATCCGCAAGACCGGACATTGTACCTCGGCGATGCATTTGAATACCGCGTCGGCTTCGATGTACGGTTCCGCGTGAAGGAAGAGATGGTCCGCGTCATCGATACGTTCGAAGCAGCAGACGTTGAACAACAAGCATTTGAAAATTAGGTAGAGGGAGGCTTCAATTCATGGCAAAAGACGTGAATGTAACGATTGACGTACTGAAACCGAGCGGCTTTACGACGGAAACATACCCGCTCATCATCGGTACGAAGACAGGCGGTTTCGCCTACAAGGTATACGAGGGCGACGATGCACTCGACCTCATCAAAGTGGATTTTGCGGAGTCGACGGAGACGTATAAACTCGCACGTGCGATCCTGCAGCAGAACAACCGTCCAGAGAAGGTCGCGATCGTCGGATATGATGATTCGTCAAGCACACCAGACGTCGCGTTTGAGGAAGTCAAAGGCGAAGCATTCTACTACGTCCTGACGACATCTGTCGACGTTGAGGAACAAGCGGCACTCGTCGAAGCGATCGACCTGCAAGGGGCGAAAGTAGCGATTCTCCGCGCGAATGACATAGCTGACGTCGAGACACTCGAAGCAGCAGGCATCAAACGGGCATACGTCCTCTACACGGACGACGTGGCACGTTATATCGATGGCGAGTTCATCGGTGTCTATGCAGCAGACGAAGCCGGTAGTTCGACAGCGAAGTTCAAGCAGTTCTTCGACGTCCGTCCGGTCAACATCACACCAACGGAGCAGGCACGACTGAAACTTGCGAACGGATCGACGTACATCGAGAAGTTCGGTGAAGCACAGACAACAGACAGCAAGACAATCGGTGGCGAACACCTTGACGTCATCGTCGGGAACGACTGGGTCATCGCGAACATCGAGCAACGGGTCCAGAGTTTGTTCTTACGCAACAAGAAGATCCCTTACGAACAGAGCGGCGCGAATCTCGTCGGTTCAGAAGTCGAGACGGTTCTCTTACAAGGGGCACGCCAAGACATCGTCGCAGAGGATGCGGTCGGCAAGCCGATCTATCAAGTCATCATTCCAGACGTCGATGCGATGACGGAAGCACAACGGGCGTCACGTAAGCTAACAGGCGTCAAGTTCACGTTCCGCTTGGCTGGCGCGATCCAAGAAGCGGTTATCAAAGGACAAGTCAATTACTGAGGAGGTTAGACCATGCCAAAAGTAGCATCATTCAACGCGAAGAATTCGACGATTTCAGCGGACGGGATTTTCCTGACCGGCTTCGGCGAGGACATGATTGAATTCGAACCGAACGAGGACGATTTCGAGTACGAATCAGGAGCACAAGGAGACATCATCATCTCGGAGACGAACGACGACACGGCGACGTGTACGTTGACGCTCCAAGCGACGTCACCTTCGAACAAACACATGATGAAACTCGCGAACGAGAAGAAAATCTTCTCTTTCTGGGTTATCTCGAAACGAAACGGCATGACGGAAAAGGCAGGCGGCGGTCAAGCGCGCATCCTGAAGAAACCGACAGGCGCGTTCGGCAAGACGGCAGAAGACCGTGAATATGAAATCATCGTCTTCGACTACGTCAATACAATCGATTGATCAAGGGGTGGCTTCGGCTACCCTTTTTCTATTTCATCCCTAACCAACACCCACATATGAGGAGGAACCCTACATGGCATTTGAACAACGCACAGAGACAATCAACGAAACCGAGTATACATTTCAGTTCCCAGGCGTCCGCGCCGCAAACGAAATCGCGGACCGCGCGAAGAACGCAGATGGCGTCCTCATGCAGACGAAACTCCAAGAAGAACTCTGGAAACACGTCGTCGTCAATCCGAAAGTCGATTTTGATTACTTCGATCAGAACCCGAAGGATTACCCGAAAGTCTTAGAGGTCGCGCAGGAGGTATTCAACGGACCCTTCGCGGGAAAGTGATGGCCATTATAAGAGGAAAGCGGAAAGGGACTGGCTCATCTACCGCCCACTCCTCGCGGAAAACTGCTCGGCGACGTACAAAGAACTCACGGAAATGAGCGTCGACGAGTTGTGGACTCTTAATGCCGCACTGGACATTTACAACGAGAACATGAAGAAAGCCACCGAGAGAAAGGGGGGATGAGATGGCACGCGATACGGAGATTAACGTAGACGTCACCGTCGAGGGCGAATCTGCCCTGTTACGCGCTGACCGCGCCCTGAATGACGTTGAACAGTCCGCACAAGACGCCGGTAAGGCAATTGATACGACACAACGTGGATTCGCGACGATCGGACAGGAAGCCAGTCAGGCAGGACGTTCGTTCACGAACTTCGGGACGGAAGCCTACGATTCGACGATGACCGTGACACGAGGGTTCGACTCGATGGGGCGTCGTATCCGCGAAGTCTATCGAGGTACATCACCTGAAGCACAGCGCATGAGCGCAGAGATGCGTTCCGCGTTTGCCCAACAAAGGGTCGCGATGAACGGACTCCGCGACGACATGATTAAGTCGCAGTACGGATATTTCCAGCTGGCGAAAGCGAGTAAGACCTACACAGGCACGACCGATGATTTCATAAGTCAAATCGAGAAGATGGGGAAAGCGGATAAGAAAGTGAAAGACGATATGATGGCATCAAATGAAATGATGAAGATGTCCTTCTATCAATCCGTAGGCGCGATGTTAGCGCGTTCCTCACAAGCAAGCAAGATCAGCGACAACTTCACCCGCATGAAGAACCCCATCTATAGTGTCAATAAACCGTTACTCGGCATCGCTAACGGGTTGAATAGAATTGCGATGCAGGGGCAACCCGCCGCGCTCGCGCTTCGTATGCTTGGACCGAACGCGAACATGAAGAAGCTTAGAGAAATGACGATGACCATCCAACAAGGGTTGATGCGTTTCCCGGCTGTTGCAATCGTTGCAGCGGCAGGAGCTGCTATTTTCTATAACGCCTTGCACAAGGGGGCTATGAAAAACGCTGAATATGCCGCGGCTTTCAATGAAATGACTTCGACGATCAAACAAACATTCCAACCACTCGTGGATATGTTCGCCACGATCATGACTCCAATCTACACTTTCATCACGGCTGTCGGAAAAATGGTGCTGAAATTCCAAGAAGCGCACCCTACCATAACGAAAGTTGTTTCAGCGTTTATGTTGTTAATACCAGCATTGACGTTGATTCTGTCCCCGTTAGCGATAGGTGTAGGGGCGGTTGGTGGATTCATGGCGGCATGGGGTGTTCTTTGGACGGTAATCGGTCCAGTCATCACGGGGCTGTCAGCTATGATGGGTACTGTTGCTCTTGTCGCTGTCGGGATTATTGCACTAGGTGCTGCCTTTTATCTGCTGTGGACGCGCTCCGAGACATTCAGAAGCGGGGTCATCGGCGGATGGAATGCCATTAAGGCAGCGGCACTCGCGGTATGGGGATTCATTGCTCCGTACATTCAACAAGCGATATCAGCAGTCGTCACATTTGTACAAGCGAAGCTAGCGCAACTACAAGCGTTCTGGGCGACGAATGGTGCATCGATTAAAGCAGCAGTATCGAATGTCTGGACCGTGATTCTGACCGTCATCCGGGCGGCAATGGTCGTCATCGTACCGATCATCAAAGTAGCGTTCATGCTCGTTAAATCGATCATCGTCAGTACATGGAATGCGATCAAGAACGTCATCAACGGCACGATTCAGGTCATCATGGGGATCATCCAAGTCTTCTCGGGGTTACTCACCGGGAACTTCACACAAGTCTGGAATGGTCTGAAAGCAATCGTCATGGGTGCACTGCAAACGCTGTGGGGCGTCATCAATCTGTACTTCATCGGCAAGTTCCTCGGACCGCTTCGTTCGTTCGGAACAATGGCGATGGGCATCATCCGGGGTGCCTGGGCATTCATCAAAGGAATCTTCACGAGCGGGGCGTCAGGAATCGCAACCGTCATTCGGATGTACTTCAATATGTATCGGACGATCATCATGACCGTCATGAACGCAATCCGCGCAGTCGTCACCGCCGTCTGGAACGCCTTACGGTCATCGGTATCAGCCGCCGTCGGATCGATCCGGGCGTCGATATCGAGTGCCTTCTCGTCCGCACGAAGCATCGTCACGAACGCCATGCAAGCCATCAAGAGCGTCGTCGTGTCGGTCTGGAACGCGGTCAAATCGTCCGTCACGTCCGTCCTATCTGGCATTCTCAGCTCGGTAAAATCAACGTTCTCGAATATCATTTCAGCAATCACGAGTGCGATGAGCAAGGTCGGCAGTGCCGTCAAATCCGGTTTCAATTCAGCGCTCAACGTCGTCAAGGGACTCGGTAGTTCGTTCTACAATGCTGGTCGCGGACTTATTGAACAGATGATTGGCGGGATTTCCTCGATGGCAGGAGCCGTCGCCGATAAAGTCTCGAGTGTTGTCAGCAAGGTACGGGATTTCCTCCCGTTTTCGCCAGCGAAAGTCGGACCGTTGTCGGATCTCGATAAGCTCGACTTCGGTGGACCAATCAGCGACTCGATCGATAAGGCATTCCCGAAAGTCAGCGCCAAGATGAACATGCTGATGGGCAAGGACAAACCGCAACCCGTGACACCAGTTGGCGCAGGAAGCAGCTACCGTCCATCGATGGAACCTTCACCGGCTGCCATCGCTCGCAGTACGTCATCGAGCACGACGAACAAGAACAACATCACGATCCAAATCACGGGATCGAGCAACCCGCAGGAGACAGCGAACTCCGTCCGCGATGTCCTCGACGAGTATTTCGCATCGATGGGACGCGTCAGCCCACGGACGACGGAGGTGTAACATGGGCAAACTCGGAAGCTATACGATTGGCGTCATAGAAGAGGGTGCGAACTTCTCGGTCAAGGCAACACAATACCCGGTCGAGAAGGGCGTCAGCATCACCGATCACGTCGAACGTGAACTCGAGACTTTCGCCCTCACCGGCAAGGTCACGGGCAAGAATGCCGCGAAAGCGGAAGAATACTTCAAGAAGATGCAATACGCTGGCAAACCCGTCACCTACATCGGACGGATGCGCCTCAAGAGAGTCTTGATCACGAACTTCACGAAGAAGCAGAACAGTAAGATCGCGAACGGCTTCGTCTTCTCGATGGACTTGCAAGAAGTCCGGGTGGCGAAGTCGAGCGTGGTCCGGAAGAAGAAAAAAGGGACAGGGACGAACCAGAAGAAGCCGAAGGGTAAACCGTCCTCGAAGAACCGCTATTATGTCGTCAAGAAGGGCGACACACTGTGGGATATCGCGACGAAGTATTATGGTAAACCGGACTACCGGACCATTTACAACGCGAATAAGGACAAGGTACGCGATCCGGATCTCATCTATCCTGGGCAAAAGTTTTTGATACCGTACAAGTAAGGGGTGGAGTCGCATGAACGTAGAAGATAACCTGTATTACATCGACATCGACAAGGACGCCATCCCATATCGGTTCGATATCACGCTCGGGAACAGCGTCTACTTGATGGACGTCCGGTATAACCGGCTGGCGGATTTGTTCACGATTGATCTCTATACGCAGGACGAGGACGTCATCACCTACGGGGAACCGCTCATCTACGGCAAACCGTTGTTCTCGGATATGGCGGATAGTCGCTTGCCGATCTCCGAACTGATTGCCCTCGATGTCTCAGGCGTCGAGACACAAGTGTCCTGGGAGAACCTCGGCAAGACGGTCTTCCTATATGACTTCGCGGAGACGGACACGCCACCAGAAGAAGGTGACGCATGAGTACGACCTTCGGACGGATTGCGAAGCTGAACGTCGCGGACGATATTCAGATTTCGATGAGTGACTTGCATATGGAGTATGAGATCACGTTCGACGATGATATCAACCCGAACGAGTCACTGATCAACGTCTGGAACCTGTCCGGTTCGACGATTAGCCGCATCCAACACAATGACAAGCTGACGCTCACCGCCGGGTATAAGACGGACGGATCGGGCGTCATTTTAAGTTCACGTGTCTCGACCGTCAACACACGCCGGGAGAGCGTCGACAAGATCACGACCATCAAGGTCATCGATGGACCGAATCTCGGTGGGATTGCGCTACCCGAACGGAAAGTGACGACGGGCACGGGAAAGAAAGCGAAAGTCAAACTGACCCGTAAGAAGACATACGGCAAGAATGTGACCGCTTCGCAAATCATTCGCGACTTGGTGCCCCTTCTCGGGGTAGCAATCGGAAAGATTAAGTTGCCAAAAGACATCACCTATCCGAAAGGCTACACGGTCAGCGGGAAGGTCGTCGTCGAGATTGAGAAACTAGCGCGGTCGTGTGGTGCTGCCTTCTTCATCAACAAGCAACGGTTGTACATCTGTCGCCTCGCAGAAGCGGCGTCAAGCACGACGTTTGAGCTATCGAGTGCTACGGGATTGATTGGGAGTCCAGAGCCTTATGAGAACGATAAGGAGCGCGGCTATAAGGTCAAAATGTTGCTGCAGTATCGTATCACGACCGCTTCGCTCATCACGATCAAGAGTCGGACGGCAAACGGCAAGTTCCGCGTCCGGCGCGGGAAACACATCTTGAGTGGTTCCGATCACTACACGGAAGTCGAGGTGGTACGGGTATGAGTCGTGGGTTGAATCAGCTAGAGGGTTTCATCGAAGAGAAGTTGTTGCATCTGCACACGCAGACGGTAGCGATGGTGATGAAGGTCAACGGAGACGATACGTGGGATGTACAGCCACTTATCCAAACGAAAGAAATCGATGACGATGCCGGTGAAGACCTGCCGCTGCTACTCGACGTACCTGGCTTGTTCCAGCGCGTCAAGATTGACGGGGCGAAACAGATCATTCAACCGGACTGGAAGGTCGGCGATATCGTCTGGCTCGGATTCGGAGAACGGGCGATTGAATACGCCGTCAAAGGCAATAAGGCATTACCAGCCGATTATCGGCATCACAGCCTGAATGACGCGGTCATTTTAGGGGGGTTCAACATCAAATGAGAGATTTTAAAATCGTGAACGGGGATATCTCGTTCTGGAAGAATGACATTGCCGTCGCGGACGGGAAACAGGAAGTCGCCCAGTGCATCGGGACCGCACTCGGCACGAACTTGGGCGAATTCGAACTCGAGCCGGAAACGGGCATCGAGTTTTTTAATATTCTCGGAAAAGGCATCACGGAAGAAGATGTCCAGTCGGAAATCTTCGGCGGCATCGTCCAAGAAGAGCGTGTCGAGACCGTCGATACGATCGATGTCGTGCTTGACGCGGTCGGACGAGCGGTCGATGTACACTTCACCGTGACGACGACGGATCAAGACGTCGTAGAAAGCGAGGCGGATTTCATTGCTTGATAAATACGGATTCAAACGATTGACCTATGATGAGTTGCTAACGGCAATGGAAGACCGGGCAAAAGCACAGTTCGGGCAAGACTTGAACGTCTCGGCGCTGTCCTTTATGGGGATCTTGCTACGAGTATTCGCCTGGTTCCTCGCGACGACGTGGCAATTAGCAGAGAGCGTCTACTATTCAGCATTCGTCTCGACGGCGACAGGTGTCAACATTGACCGTCTAGCGAAGCTGTTAGGGATCTCCCGACGACAGGCGGCACCGGCATACGGCGAAGCGACATTTACGGGGTTACCGGGCAAAAAGATTGAACTCGGTACCGAGATTCGTGGACCAGCCGAAGACGATCCAATCTATCAGACGATCGCGGACTTAGAGCTGGACGACGATGGAAATGGAACGGTCGCCATCGAAGCACTTGAAGCGGGAACGGGCTCGAACGTCATCGCGAACGTGTTGACGCAGCTCGTCGAACCGGATCTCGACATCTACACGGTGACGAACATCAATGCCATTATCAACGGAGAGAACGTTGAGACGGACGCGGAACTCCGGGAACGGTATGCGGCTTCGCTCTCAACAGGCGGGGCATCGACACTCGAAGCCTTACGCGCATCGATTCTGCGCGTCGCACAAGTTAAGACAGTGCTGATTGAAGAAAACGATACGTTGAGCGAACTCAATGGCGTACCGGGCAAATCCTTCTCGGCACTCGTCTATGGCGGCAATGACTTTGATATCGCACAAGCGATTTATAAGACGAAACCAGCCGGGATTCAGTCCTATGGTTCCGTCCAGGTGACGATTGCCGATAGTCTCGATAACGATCATCTGATCGGTTTCGAACGAGCGGAAGAAGTACCGGTCTATGCGAACATCACGCTGACGGCGAACGAGTTTTTCCCGATTGAGGGACTCGATAAGGTACGGACGAACATCATCAAATACATCGGCGGACTCGACGAGGATGAATCCGTCTACAATGGATTGGCACTCGGTGAAGACGTCATCTATACGAAATTGATTTCAGCGGTGCATGCGGTCGGTGGGATTGAGGACGTGACCGTTCAGCTCGGGACGACAGCAGATCCGACGGGTACATCGAACATCACCATCTCGAATCGTCAAGTCGCGGTCACGGACTTCGGGAAGGTGAACGTGCAATGATGTTAAAAGAAAAAATGGTCGCCATTCTCGCAGATTACTTCGATAAGTCGGAGAACTCGAACATCAGCAAGCTGTTCGGCATCGTCGCGGAGCAAATCGAGAAGTTGAACGAAGCGTTCAAGGATATCCAAGAATCACGCGATATTGATCTCGCGTTTGGACAGACGCTTGATAACATCGGGACGAACTTAGGGGAACCCCGTAACGGCATGGATGACCCGACGTATCGTGATTTTCTCAAGACATCGATCACGGCCGCTTTATCACGCGGTGACATGGAAACCGTCCTCAGCATGGGTCGCGTCCTCTACGGGCAAGACGTGCTCGGCATCATCGAGACGTGGACACTGGAACGCTACGAGAACGAACCTGCCGGACTCGTCATGAAGATTGAGAACACGCGGTACGACGGTATCGACCTTGACTACCAGTTGTTGAAACGCGTCATGGCAGCGGGTGTCCGTTTGTACATCGAAGTTTACCAACCACGTTCGACGATCGCGATTCATTCTTCCGAGATTTTGAACACGACACGTAGCGTCATGCTCGGGCAATACATGTCCGGCAATATGAACACGACAGGAGTGATTAACGGATGATCTTGATTACACCGAGTACGATGGAGGACTTACGCGATTACTTCGCGGAGCTTCCAGACTACGGGCGACTGTTCATCGAAGGCGAGAATCCGATGGATGTCGCTGTCTATAAAATCGAGAAGGACGAGAATCGCGTCTCCATATGGGTTCGGATTCCTTCAGGTGTCCGGACAGTCACAAAGATTCAAATCATCAAAAAAGACGGCGAAGTGATGCTAGAACGTAACGCGCCGATCACAAAACCAGAACCACGAAACGTTTACACACGATTCGAGTTCGAGCTTGAGGAGGTACCAGCAACATGAGTATCGATAACAACATTGACTTCAAGGATCACATCGTCCAGTATCCGAACCGTTTCAAACAGACTACAGTCGCACCTGGCATTGTAGAGTTGGTCCCGACATGGATTGAAACACCTAGTCAAATTATTCAACCCGGAACACCTGTCGACTCAGAATTGTTTGAAAAACTAAAACAAAATGTCACGATATATCAACAAACGTTCACAACGACGAATAATCAGACTGTCATCAACTTGGATCGTGATTTTCTTGTTGGTCAGAACCGAGTCTCGTTATCGATTGGTGGCGTCCGACAATACGCAGGACAAGACTACACAGAAACAGATTCGCATACGCTAACGATGACAACACCACAAAAAGGCGGACTCAAAGCTGAAGTTATAATGTTTACGGCGTCGCAAGCCATCGCGGAGGATTTCTTTGAGCAGACAGTAGCAGCGATTGCTGCAACACAAGCAGCGAATGATGCGGCAAATGATGCAAACGTAGCTGCCGAATTAGCACGTTCCGCTTCGCTTAATTGGCGTATACCGGTCGATACTTTTTCTCAATTATCATCTGTATCAAATCCTCAATCACGCGATACGGTCATGGTACGTGATACAGGTAAGGTGTACCGCTACAACGGAACATCTTGGCTAGAAATTCAAGATATTAATCCGACAGTTATCAATGAGGTGGACACTCGTCTTAGTGCCCAGTTTGTTGAAACGAAAAAAGAAGTTAAAGCTGTGACGCTAAAACCACTTTTTGTTGAAACATTTGTGGATTTCGGTAGATTAGGAACAGGAACACCGACTGGAATTGCTAGTTACATTGGTGGTAATTATGTATGTGACATCACGGGGAATGTGGGTGAGTCTTTCGTAACCATCACGAACGGAAACATTGCAGATGGTGGCGGGATTTGGTTGGCGGTCATTCGTAATGACGATCTATCATGTGACATCAACAAGGTCATAGGGATTGATGGTAATCGCTTCACGCTTTTAGAACCTTTAAAACAAAACATCAGCAACGGAAAAATAGGTAACGTCCACGATGCACCGCAGGGATTGCATTATACGGAACTGGGGTATTTCGCATTTGCTCAAAAGATTTACAGTACTGCACCACGGACGGCACAGCGTAAGAAAAAATTGAGTCAATTTCTCGGTAAGAGTACAACGCTTGATTTTTGGAAATTGACTACTTCATTTTCTGCGTTAAACAGTAGCTCAAACATTGATAACCCTACTAATAAAACGTTAAAACGTTTCGGCACACCGGCGCTTGTTTTAAACTTAGCGAGTCCGTCACATAGTGCAGAACTCGAAATACCAAATGCAAAAAAAGGGTACCTTGAAATTTATATTTCATCGGAAAATAATTGTACACTTGACTTTTTGAAGGAAGGTAATGTTGTTAAAAGTGTACAAATCACCAACATCCTGCATCGTGTAATTCTTGAAGTTGATACGACAGACAACATCAAAGTTAAGGTATACGACGTAACTGCGAGTGGGACGAACGTAAATCAGTTATTCATCGGAAATACGACTTATTTTTTGAATGAGTTTGCACCTGACGAAATTATTAATAAGGATTCTAAAATCGTCTATATCGGTGACTCTTGGGGAACATATCACAATAAAGCGACAACACGTGAATTACTACGCTTAATGCAAGCAGGCGGTGGTAAAGGGCAAGTGCTGAACTACTCACGTGCTGGTCATACATCCAATTATGCGTTGGAAGGTTTTTCTGAATATGTATTAAAAAATAAACCAGATGCCGTTGTTATTGAGTATTTTTGTAATGATTTCGCAACGATCAGTGGAACAAATCTAGGAACTTTTACGGCGGTTGACGGATCTCAAAAAAACATGAACGTCACCTCTATCGGGCAATATGTAGCAAACATTGAGAAAATGATTGCAATGGCGATTGACAACGGGATTCAACCAATCATCATCATGCCATCTGTGACGGATTCGGTATCGCGAACGCAAGATTTTTCAAATAAAGCAAGTAGTATCTGGCTGGGTGAAAGCGAAAAGTTAGACACTATCGACCTCCCTGAGATCAAAGCGCGGAAATTGATTCAAAACGGATCAACGACATATGGTAACGCTTTTGAAATTTTAACGACAGAAGAAAATGCAGGAGCACGCGTTGGTTTCAAAACAAACACGGATAAAGCCATCACTGGTGGTTATTTAGAAGGCACCTACAATAATGGGGTGCGAAAAGGTGGCGTCATGCACGATGGACGTTTAGTATATCCGAGTTTACAGACATCGCCAGAATACGGAACGCGTACGCCTAACGCCACAAACCGGGGATTGATCTATAGTTTTGACGGTCAACCAGATAACGCTGACGATCAACTGCGTGTCGTCATCCGAAAATCAGACGGAACATACGTTACAAAAAAAATTCAGTTAATTGACTGAATGCAGTAAATAAAAAGCGCACGGTGGACATTTTTATTCTGCTTTAGAAAAGGAGTTTAACATATGCCGAAAGTACCGTATGTCATGGTCGAAGGATTGCCCGAAAATCCCGACCTTTTTCAACTGTATAAACTTACGCAAGACGGTGGGGCGCGCTGGCAAACCACCAACCTGAGCACCGCGATCAAGGAAGGTCTCTACTACGCTGCGTCTACCGCGACGAACCTTCCCGTTCCGGGTCGCCCGTGCTTCCTCGATGTCAAACAGAACGGGAATGAACTGATTCAAGTCGCTTACGAGAACCAAGATACTGGTGCGGCGCGTTATGCCCGTCGTTATTCCGGCTCGTTTTGGACACCTTGGGTCAAGTCGCCGCTTCCGTCTGAAGTCCAGCTCGGCAAAGTCTTCACCGATACCGGAAAAACCTTATCACTCCAAAATCCCGACCTCAACGCACTCACGCAGGTTGGGTTTTATTATGCCGCCGGATCGTTTAACGGTCCTGCTTCTAATTTCGCAAGATTGGCGACAGATGGGTACGTGGAAGTGTTCACGCGGGATAGCGTGAATCCATTCATCAACCAACGTTTCACGACCTACAACGACGGGCGCATCTTCAACCGTGTCAACAACAATGGGGTGTGGACGGAGTGGAAAGAGCTATTTACCACGACCGCTACGACGCAATTTACGGATATCGTTCTAATTAACAACGCTCAACCTTATTCGGGAGCTGGATATACCCCTCCGCAGTTCGCGAAAGTCGGGAACCAAGTATATGTGCGAGGAGAAATCAGCGCTGCGTTTGCTCCTGGTCAAATAATCGGCTATCTACCCGCCGGATATCGTCCATCCCGTAAACGTCGTTATATTCAAAGTACAACCGTTACGACACCGTACGAAGAGTCTATCCGATTGTCGATTGACACGAATGGAGCTATTCGATTAGACGGAGCATGGGGACAGGAAGGTTCCCAAACGGAAGCATATGCGCTGCATACCTCGTTTCTAATTTAATTTTTTATTTTGAAAATGAGTCAATCTACTGATTCTATCTTATTTTTATACGTGAGGTGATAAAAATTGGAAGAAAGAATTAGTGTATTAGAGGCAAAGTATGAATCATTAGAAAAAATGTTTGAAGTAGCATTGAACACAGCTCAATCACAAACAGAGTCATTTGTTCTTTTGGTTGGAATAATAGTTCCGATTGTAGGGATTTTGGTGGGAACACTGGCTATAAAGTATTTTGTAAAAGATGCAGTTGAAAAAAGTTTAGAAGAAAATCTGATCAAGTTATATGAAAGAAATCCTCCAACGTTTAATTACAGCGGGAACTTTTATTTGACTGAACGTCGCTCAATCGAATTAGAGGAATCCGTTAAAGGTATAGATCAATTGACTGAAAAAACTTTAGAGAAACTTGAAATGTATTCTGTCGATCCGACTGTTAAACGTGAGAGAGTACTAGGCGTTATTAAGCTTGATGAAAAAACAAAATTACCCTTTGTTCAATTGCTCGTTAATGAAGACCTTATTGGTAAATTAATATATGTTAACTTGACTTGGAAAAGAACAAAAATTGAAAAATAAAAGAAAGACAGGTTATTCCTGTCTTTTTTTGTGCGGTTATTTGAAGAAAAGTCAAAAAAGAAAGCGAGTGAACTTATGAAGACACATTACTTATTCGAAGGATCCATTGCCGTGTTAGGTACAGTCATTACAGCATTGATGGGAGGGTGGGATACTGCGCTGAAAATTCTAGTGGTACTAATGGTCGTGGACTATATGAGCGGATTCTTGGCTGCCTATAAGTTAAAGAAAGTGAATTCTGATGTAATGTTTTGGGGCGGCGTCCGAAAGGGCGTCGTTTTTATTGTGGTCATCATTGCAGTATTGGTGGATGAATTGATCAACAATGGTTTACCGATCATGCGGACGCTTGTTCTCTATTACTACATTGCACGAGAAGCATTATCCGTTACTGAAAATTTTGCGTTGCTCGGTGTGCCGTTGCCGCAACAACTGGTGGATGTATTGACACAACTTCAAGAAGAGAAACAACCGCGAGCAATTGATTCGATTATCGAGAACGCTGCAGCGGAAGAAGAACAGGTCACACCTATCTCAAGCGAGGTAAGCATTGCAGAAGTGAAATCGGATGAAAAACAAAAGGAGGCAAAATAATGTTATACGATAAACGAAACCGCGCAACTTTGAATGAACTGGCACCAAATACAAAACGACTCGCACTCAAATGGTATGAGTATCTTGTCAAGAACGGAATTGAAGTATTGGTATACGATGCACGTCGTACAGTAGAGGAACAAAAAGCCAATGTTGCATCCGGTGCATCACAGACGATGTATTCGTACCATATCGTTGGCCAAGCACTCGATTTCGTACCGGTCAAAGATGGTAAAGCAGTGTGGAATGGATATAATGCTGTAAACATCCAGAGAGCGATCAAAGAAGCGCAGCGTCTCGGATTCACATGGGGCGGGGACTGGGACTCTGATGGTAACCAACGGGATGAAACATTCATCGATTCACCGCACCTGCAGTATGAATACAAAGGATATGGTACGGACAAAGTACTCGGACCCGAACCAGCTTCAAAACCTGCAGTTAAACCTAAGCCATCACAAGGTGATGGGAAAGCGATTGTACCTTATCCAGGTAAGCCGCTCTATAAAGGTGCGAAAGGGATGGTCAAAAAAGATATTGAACGTATTCAACGGGCGGTCGGAGCATCCGTTACGGGCAAGTACGACATGGTGACTGTGAAAGCCGTCAAAGCTTACCAAAAACGTAAGAAACTCGATTCAGACGGTGTTGTAGGATTAGCTACTTGGAATATGATTTTCTAAATTATATTACTCTATATTATATTGATTTGATTAAATGTACTTGAGCCCATCCTTAAGGATGGGCTTTTTTTGTGAAAGTAAGTCGACCATTTATTCGTAATCCGTACTCATTAGGGGTGGTTATGTCAGATAATTCTACAATAAACATTTCATCGTAAGTTTTCATATATTCGTCTTTATAACTAAGTTTCATTATTAAGCGAGGTTTTTTAAGGGTATCTGATTTATGAACCATCGCATATACATTACTTAAGATAATAAAGTATTTCGGTATTTCAATATCAAGAGATTCAGCATGCTGTATAAGAGGAAAGTATTGCTGAGTAGGTTCAATATGTATAGGTTCATCTTTATCAACAAGATTATTAGAAGATTGATATTCTATTATATTGACAAAAAAGTCGTCAACATCAGATGAATTAGCTTGTGCTTGATCAACCAACATTAATGATAAATAATCATCATAATGATAATCAAAAATATGAGTTCCATCTTCAAGACTAAAGTTTACAAATACATCTAAAGCAAATGTTTTTCCTGTATTTATAATTTTTGTATTAAAAAAGCTCTTATAATTTAAAAAATTTCTAGCAGGCATCTTACTTGAAAACCAATCGGTGTGAACACCTTTAAAGAGAATATCAATTTCAGAATTAAGCGGGACAAGTCTGGGACTTTCAGCATTTATTTGTTGCTGAATCTGAGTATTTAATTGTTTAGCACTTATTTTTGCCGATTTTCTAGCAGAGAGTGCTGCCCATAAAGTACCGCCTGCAGCTGATAACTCTAAAAATCCTTTAAACCATTCATTCAT